GATGCGCTTTCAGGCTTACCAGAATGGTATCAATACCTGTTGTTTATTTGTATAAGTTCTAGCTTTGGCATTAAAGGTGCTTCTAAGCTAATGAATATGAGGAAGTAACATGACAAGCAAAAAGCCAAAGGCTAAAAGCGAAAACGTAGAGAACAAGTATTTCTCACACAAAGAATTGAAGTGCAAGCACACAGGCGAGAACAAGTTTGACCCTGATTTTTTAGACTTGCTTACCAAGATCAGAATCGAATGTGATTTTCCATTTTCTATTTCTAGTGCTTACCGATCACCACAGCACCCGATTGAGATGCGTAAATCACGCGCAGGAGCGCACGCATCAGGCAAGGCTGTTGACATACTATGTCGCGGAGAAAATGCCGTAAAGCTAGTTTCTGTTGCTATAGCGTTTGGCATTACCCGCATTGGCATACAGCAAAAAGGTTCAGGTCGATTCATTCACATTGATGCCTGTACCCAAGATGACTTCCCAGAGATCGAGAACTACCCAGAAGAGACTATCTGGTCGTATTAATTTCATAGTAACTCCCATTTGCCTCACCTATGTGGGGCTTTTTTTTGCCTAAAGTAAAATTAAAACTTTACATTATGTAAAGTATCAGGCATACTAACTCAAATTAATCAAAAAAGGTAATATCAAATGTATGAATCATCAGTAATCAAAAGTGTTAGACGTCGCAAGGTTGCGCTTGAGCGTGATGTTGCAGAGTGCAGAGAAAGACTTACTGTTATGTCAGACAATGAATATAACAGATGGGGCAAGGTTGTTGAGTCAAAACTCACATCTCTTGAAAAACGACTAGAAACTGAGACTTGGTGGCACGATCATCTTCTCGCAGAAATCGCATAAGGAGCCAAATATGACTAAACTTTATCAGGTATACCTAGACAATAAGCTACTATGTTGCGTTCATAGAACTAAAGATAGCGCAGAAAAACTTGCGAGCAGATATTGTGGCAAGGGTTTAATAACAATAATTGCTACTAAAAATGTATAGCTAAAGGGGTTGACATGACAGATATTAATAAACTTTGCGCCTATGAGCGCGGTGAGTATGACTGCATACATGGTCATGCAGTTAGAAATAATGAGTCACCTGAATACTACTCAGGCTATGGCGATCAATACGCGCAAGAGCAGATTGATAATCACAGTAGTGAGCAACACTTAATCGTAATGGAGAAAAGCTATGAAAGAATATAATGGTCACAGAAGTTGGAATGCTTGGAATGTAAGCCTTTGGTTAACGAATAACGAGGAGACTTACCAGTTTGCTCGGCAGGTTTATGGTGACATGGGGCTAGAGAAAGCGGCAACTTATCTAACAATGGCACTACAAGGCGAGAAGACTCCTGATGGTGCTGTCTACACAAGAAAAGCAATTTATGAAGAACTAAAAACATGGGAGATTGAAAATGAAGTCGAGTGAACAAACTAATGAATTAGCGTTAGCGTTAAACCTAGCGCAAAGCCAAATGGGCGGGGCAATAAAAGATTCCTCTAACCCTTTCTTTAAATCTAGCTACGCAGACTTAACATCTGTAATCAAGGCAATCAAACAACCTTTCGCAGATAATGGTCTGAGTTACACGCAGTTTCCTGTGAGTGTTGATGGTCGCATTGGTGTAGCCACAAGATTAATGCACGTTTCTGGTCAATATATTGAGTCAGAGTTTGCACTACCTGTAGTGAAGCAAGACCCGCAAGCCGCAGGTTCAGCAATCACTTACGCTAGACGTTATGCACTGCAATCTATCGCAGGTATACCGACAGCAGATGATGATGCAGAATCAGCTATGCTACGAAATGCGCCTGATAACATAATCGCTGATAATAAAGTAGTAACCATAACTAGCCTCATTGAAGAAACAAAAAGCGATGAAAAAAAATTCTGCAAGCTGTTTAAGGTATCGAGCGTAACAGGCTTGAAAGATTCACAGTACGAAAGGGCATTGGCTATGTTAAATGCTAAAAAGGCTCAGAAATGATTATCCTTGTCAATGAGCAAGGCTCTGAGGCTTGGTTGCAATCTAGGCTAGGTAAACCCTCGGCAAGTTGTTTCGGTAAGCTAATAACGAGGACTGGTAAGCCTAGTACGTCTGCTGATAACTATATCAACGGATTGATCTTTGAAATGTTATCGCAAGAAATAACGCAGGGTCATACTAGCGATGCTATGATTCGCGGCACAGAGTTAGAGCCAGAGGCTCGAGAAAACTACGAGTTCATCACAGGCAACGAGGTTGAGGAAGTCGGTTTCATTGTCGACCTTAATGATACTTATGGTTGTTCGCCTGACGGGCTGATCGGTGAAGATGGTGGCGTTGAAATAAAATGTCCGCTAGGTGCAACGATGGTTAAGTACCTACGCGACCCAGATCAATTAGTGAAGAATTACTGGCAACAAATACAAGGCTGTATGTTTGTTACTGGTAGAAAGTGGTGGGATGCGTTCGCCTATCACCCGAGTACGCCTCATGTGCTTGTAAGAGTAGAACGTGATGATGCATACATTGAGTTACTAGAAGAACAAGTTATCAATGCTTGCTTAACTATTAAAACCGAAGTGGAGAAAAACAAATGAAAGTAGGATTAAATGTAAGAATTGATGTAACCAAGATCGACAAGTCGCGATTGTATAAAGGTGCTAAAGGAACATACTTAGACCTGACTACCTTTGTTGATACTGCGGTTGCTGACCAGTACGAAAACAATGGCTTCATAAGCCAGAGCCTAACTAAAGAAGAACGCGAAGCTAAAGAGAAAACGCCTATCTTAGGCAATGTTAAAGTGTTCTATACAGACAGTAGTTCACCTGATGGCACTAGCCAGTATGGTAATCAGGGTAAAGTCAAAGAAGTTTTGCAAGAATCTAATTTACTAGACGATGATATTCCTTTCTAGTTAAAAACCCCGCCCCCGAAAGGGCGGGTAAACCATAGGAGTGATGATCGGGGAAAACCATCACCGACAATTTAACACATAGGATGCTCAAATGATAGATTTTGGTAGATGTTTAAGAGAAGCGCAAAACATGCAAGGAGTCAGTAGTTCTGATCTTGCGCGTAAGTTAGGAGTTCACAGGCAACAAGTGAACATTTGGCGCAATAAAACTAACGTAAGGCTAGATACTGCTCTGAAAGTTTGCATGGCTTTAGGTTATGGATTAGACGAGTTTATTGCTTTATAAAAGAAAACCCCCTTTACAGGGGGCTTTACATTTGCTCTGTGATGAGCAATACTGAATGTGCGGATTCAGAAAGGTTATTCTAACACAGTATTATAGTGTCTTGTAACATTCCCTTTCTTTTTTCGCGCTTTAGTTATCGGGCTAGAGGCTGGCGAATCTCTTAAATAAAACGCCAGAGCGAAGTTGACCCTCTTGACATAGCCTCAAAAGCAGATCGGTTTCTGCTGATGAATAGATTAGATATTCGATACGATAACGAAACAACCGCGAAGTCGCTTTGCCCTTTGATCTATTATTTTACTCAGCGTAGTAAAAGGGTTAAAAGTGTCTTTAAAAAAATATATAAATAAATATTTAATTAAATAATCAGGCGAGGCTTGTCCGAGCCATAGGAGTTCAACATGACGCAGATATCAAGAGTTTTACAATACTTAGAAGATGGCAAGAAACTAACTTGCCTAAATGCTTTCAATGAATTAGGCATTACACAGGTAGCCGCTAGAATCTTTGAGCTTAAAGAGCTAGGGCATCCAATACAGAAGAAGATGATTACAGTGACAAACCGATACGATGAGAAGTGCAGTGTCGCTGAATACTATATGGGTGATAACCATGTTGCTTAATAACGGAGATACATACGAGGTAGATCAGGCAGACATTATCCAGTGGGAAAAGACTTATCCCGCAATCAATGTTTACCAAGAACTGAATGCAATGGAGTCGTGGCTTGATGCTAACCCTACGCGCAGGAAAACACCTAAAGGCATTAAGAGGTTTATTAACTCTTGGTTAGCCAGAGCGCAAGACAAGGGCGGCTCACCGCAGGTTCGGGCTAAAACTCACAGCATCAGGAACAGGTCAGTAGAAGACAGCCTAGCTGATGTTTCTTGGGTGCAAAACGTAGAAGCAAAGAACAGAGCAATTAATCACTTCATAGGCAAGTATGGTTTCTATTGGGATGGGGAGAGAAAAAATGGAGTATAGATATATAGTTTGGGTTGGCGGTATAGATAATTATTTTTATTACAAAGAAGATGCAAAAGACTTCGCTGATTCATGGAGAGAGCAAGGTTACGAAGACATAATAATTGAGGCATTTGATCATGGGTAGTACAAAGAAAGTTTTATATAAGGGAAAGCACCCTGATTTGGTTAATGGTAAATCATACGGGTATGAAGATTACGCTAGGGTTGCGGGCGTTAATTATAAGAGTCTTTATTCAAGGCTATACGGAAAAAATGTCGTAACTGATGTTGATCTACGACCAGTCAGAACACCTGCCAATATTGGTCAGAGTGTAAAAAAATGGGATGGTAATGATTTATCTCAAAAGTGGCTTAGTCGCAGGATATGACTGAGGGGCAATTTGTGAAGTTTAATAACAAAGAAGAAGTTGAAAAAAAGGTGAAGTTTCTGATTGAGGATATGCTTAACTGGGATTTCACCACACCCCTTTCAGTAAAGCTAGAGCCATACCAGAACCCAAGAAGCCTTAACCAGAATGCGCTGTTGCATATGTGGTGCAGAGAGATTGTTAAGGGTATGAAAAAGAAAGGTTTTGAGGTTTCAGAGGGCGACCCAGTAGAGGCGTGGAAGCTCTGGCTAAAGCGCAGGTTCTTAGGCACAGATAATTTTAGAATAAGCAAGACCGAGATCAGTGGTCAGGTGAAACGCAGTAGCCAACTGGGAAAGGGCGAGATGGTGCATTTCTTAGATCAATGCTATCATTGGGCAAGTGAGCAGGGGATAAAACTAACCATACCGCGAGAAAGCGAATATGCGGAGTTAAAAAATCAACAGGAGCAATAGGGAATGGATAAGATCGACCCAAGAACACTGTTAGAGTTAGACATACCAAAAACCGCAAGACAAATTGAATACCTTAAAGCCGCAATTGAATGTGGCTCAAATACTAAAGCCGCCAAGAAACTAGGTTGCAGTCGCAGGTCAGTTGATCGTGGCATCAAACTGGTAGAAAAGAAAGCCGCCTCAGTAGGTGTAGCACCACACCGAGACTTAACCCGCCAAACCGCAGAGGGCTTTGAAGCCAAACGAATCTCTACAGCATACAAAGAAGACGGATCAGTTGCATTGCAGTGGGTTATCCAAGAGCCACACAAACGCGATATGCGGGCGAAAATCGAAGCACTATTGGATGGGTTAGCTGATGATATAACAGGGCTTAAAAAGCCATCTAAGCCGCCTAAAGAGGTAGATGAAGACTATTGCGCTATGTATCTGATAGGAGATCACCATTTTGGGATGCTTGCGGACTCAGATACCAAGTTGGATGACGATGACTGGGATGTTAAGATAGCATCTAAGATATTAAGCAACTCAGTAGATCGGTTAGCGCAAAGGGTAGGGAACGCGCATACAGGTGTTTTAGTTAACGTGGGTGATTTCTTTCACGCTGATAGCAGTGCCAATACCACTACAGCAGGAACGCCAGTAGATGTTGATACACGCATTGGAAAGACGTTTAAACTAGCAGGTCGGTTGTTCCAGATACTTATAGATAAGATGCTAGAGACACATCAAGAAGTGGTAGTAATTAATGTACGCGGCAACCATGATTCTGATATGGCTTGTCACCTATCCAGTTGCTTAGAATTACTATACGACAGAGAGCCTAGAGTTGATGTGCTTAAAAACTACTCAAAGTTCCTGCACTGGGAATGGGAGAACAATTTATTTGTCTACCATCATGGTGATAGAGTAAAGCATGAGCAGATTTTACAGGCTGTAGTAACTAACCTAGATGAAGAATGGTCACGCTGTAAGCATAGATATTGTCACATGGGTCACATACACCATCAAATGTCTAAAGAGATAGGAACTCTCATTTTCGAGCATTTTTCGAGCATGACTTCTACCGATCAATGGCACAGTGATTCGGGATACGGAGCAAACAGGTCAATGACCGCTATTGTTTATCATAAAGACTATGGCGAAGATTCAAGAGTGAAAATTAACGTGGATGCAGTCAAATGAGCAGAATAATAAAATTCCCAGAGGGCGATGATGATGGAACTGATGACAACGATATCCGAGTTACTAAAGAGTTCTGTTCTACTTGTGGTGGCGGGCTTGAGTTGTGGACTTCTAGCGACCTTGTGGCTTATGGTGTTTGTTCTTATTGTGATATGGGAGTTGGTTCACAGCCCATTATACTTGTTAAGACTACTGAGCATTAAATGGCAAAGCGAAAAAAAGCAACAGTAGCCCAAGAGGTAGAGAAAGCCGCCAAACTATTGCAAAGATACGTTAGGCTTAAAGCTTCTGATGATACTGGTTGGTGTACTTGCGTGACCTGTGGAAGAGTAGATCATTACAAGTCAATGCAAGGCGGTCATTTCTACAGTAGACGTCACACTGTATTTAAACTGTTTGAAGAAAACATTCACCCCCAATGCCCCGCTTGTAACCAGTGGGGGATGAAGACCACGAAAATACAAGAAGCCTACCGCATCTACATGGAAGATATGTATGGGGCTAGGCGTATTAGGGCGATGCAAAGATTAGCTTGGCGATCTGCTCCTAAGTTTGATCGCGATGAAGTATTAGAGTTCCAGCGTAAATTGAAAGAAAAAATCAAAGATGAAGAGTACCGAATAGGCGAAATATAAAAAAAATAACATAAATGTAAAAAAAACGCTTTACAATGTTAGAATGTTCAGGCATAGTTACTACATAATCAATCAAATAAAGGTAAATAACTATGAATATTAACACTAAATTACAAGAACGCATCAGCCGCCGCCTCACTGAGACAAAGAGCCCCTGCAAATTTTACAAGACTGAAAAAAATGCAGAAAAGGTTGCAGAAGAATTAGCACTTCAAGGTGCGGCATACTTCGATGCTAAATATCAGCGCGGTGGTTGCACACTGTCAGCCGTCACCCCAATGCGTTATATCATTGTGTACATTGCTGAGGTTCAAAAATACGCTATAGGCTTCGATATGAGCGAGCTTCTAGGAAGACCTGAAAGAGTCGGTGGATACTTAGGCATCATTGCTGAGCAAAACCATTATACATTTTAATCTAATCGCCCCCGAAAGGGGGCAACTAATCAAAGGGATACACACATGAAAACTTATTATGTTTTAGAGACTAATACTGATTTTGTAGAACTGCATAACATCACCTGCTTAGAGGCTATGCAAGAGTTTAAGTCTGCTCAAAAAAATCCTGACAACTGCGGTTATGAATTAACATTGCTACAAATTAGCGCGCCAAAAATGTTAGGGCAATCTGTTCTTGCAAGCTGTCGAGTTGAAGAAGTAATAAATTAATCTAATCACCCTCCCTAAAGGGGGCAACTAATCAAGGGGAATACTATGGAACATCAATTAACTTACATGGATATTAAGCGCAGAGATAGCAAAGCTACAGAGAAGCGCGACAGTATCAAGGGCATTCTAGCGGCAGTGACTTTGTTCGCTTTGTATGCAATCGTATCAACTATGGATTACCAAGACTGCTTGCGAGGTGCTACATGTTAATCTATGAGGACTTTGTATCTAAGCACTACGATGCTCTGTATAAGGAAGATTCTAGGTTATCTGACCTGCCTGATGCGGCAATGGATGAAGCTGTTTACATATGGCTAAACAGTCACAAGACTTGGTTTGAGGATATCTACCCTGCAACATTTAGCAGAGGCGTAGGCAAGATAGCTACAGAAATGCTGTTTGGTAAAGCACCATCAGCAAGCAAGATAGTATCCAACCTGTTTGTTGCTATGGCAGAAGACTCACCTGATGAGTACGATAAGGATGACCGATGGTGGTCAGAGGCGTTAGAAACGCACCTAGACAGCATTGTTAACTTAGGTAACTTTGCTGATGACCTGAGAGATCGAATCTACCTGTACCTAGAACAAACAATAGAAGAGGCAATCTTTGACGAGTTCGCAAAGCAGAAAGGCGAAAACGATAGGGAGCATGGAATCTATGACTGATTTAACAAAAAAATGGCAAGAACTGAGAGACGAATACCCGCCACTAGAAATACCGCACGATAGGGAAGAGCGCACAGCGTTTGAAAACTGGGTTGCAGAAATGGGATTTGATGGTTTAATAGCAATTGATAGGAGAGATGATAATGACCAAAACTAAAAAAGCAGTAAAAGAGGTTAATCAAATGGCAGACAGAGCAATTTTGAAGGCTAAACTTGCAGGAATATATGCGGCAGGCTTGTCTTGGCTTAATTCAGACGTACATGGATTTAAGCGCGGAAAGATTCTACTAGCGGCAGTCGTGTTGATTGTCATAGTCAGTACAGCTTCATAGTGTAACCCCTAGTAGCAAGGCATCCTTCAGCCTGATTAGCCAGAGTGGTTCACTGGTGCTACGAAACGAACCATCTTCTCAGGTAATAACCCCCATACCTAAAAAGCATTAGATTGCGCTCTAAGCCCTCTATATAATCCTGCCTTAACAACCTGAGAACCCCTATGAAAACCATTCTTATACTGGCGATAATCGCCCTAGTATTCATTGCCTATGATGATTTAGGCGGTAGATATTTGAGAAAAGACGAACAACCTGAAAATTAATTGCTTGACTGTAAAGCATTAGTTATAGTATATAGGCTATAGATAGAACCAATATTGAGGTAACTACTATGATGAGCCTAGAGCTAACTAACAAGATTAATACTTGTAAAGAGAACGAGTGGACTGATCTGCTGTCTAAGCTAGACGAGATCACCCAGAGCCTAATCGAGAACCCTAGTGCAGGTCACCAGATCAAAACAGCGTTAGTCTTTTGGAAAGATGCAGTTGACTGTCGCACTAAAGGTCTACCCCCAAAAGAACATGATATAATAATGAAAAACCCAAAAATGAACGTGCGAGAAGCATTTGGAGCAGATTTGTAATGTTGAAAATAAACTATAGGGGAACTGGGGAGTTAATACCTTACGTCAATAACTCAAGAACGCACAGCGACAAGCAAGTACAGCAGGTTGCCTCAAGCATAAAAGAGTTTGGCTTCACTAATCCCATACTGATTGACGAAGAAAGCGGCATTATCGCAGGACATGGAAGACTGTTAGCGGCTGAAAAATTAGGTCTTGATGAAGTGCCGACTATTACGCTAGAAGGGCTCACAGATACACAGCGTAAAGCCTACGTCATAGCTGACAACAAGTTAGCACTTAACTCAGGTTGGGATGATGAGTTATTAAAGGTGGAGTTAGAAAACCTATCTTCTGCTGAGTTTAATCTTGATGTTTTGGGTTGGGATGTACTGCCTGACTTTAAAGACGATATCGATTATTCTATTCTTGATGATGAAGACGTAGATGATGAATTAGGCGAAATGACTGATGATGTCAAAAAAGCCATTCAGATTGAGTTTGAATCGCATGATTACGAAGAAGCGCAAGAGGTTGTCAAATTTTGGAGAAGCAAAGACGCATATGTTGGCGGTTTGATTCTTGACTACCTACGCAAAGAGATGAACAAACTATGATTGTCTGCATACCCAGTAAAGGCAGACCAGAGACAGACACATATAAGATATTTGAAAAGGCGGGATATGAGGTATATCACTTCATTGAACCGCAAGAGATAGATGCCTACAAGAAAGTACCAAACCTAATCAATATCGGTGCAAACGATAAAGGTGTGACTTATGTCAGAAACTTCATGCTCGACTGGTGCAAAGAAAAGAAGATCGACTGGGCGTGGTTCTGCGATGATGACGTTATTGGTTTCGGCATATATAACGGTAAGACTGTACGCAAAGGCGCAGAGGTTCTACAGAAAGTTGAAAAGAAAGCTATGCAGTTACCTTTCGAGGTTGTCGGACTGAGTTATGTACAATACGCATGGACTGAAAAGAAAAGCTACAATATCAACTCGAAGTTTGCTGAGGTTTGCGCCCTGATGCACGTTAGCGCTATTGACTGGCGTTACAATGAAGACACAAAAGAAGATAGAGACTTCGCTATGCAGACAATACAGAATGGTCATGGCATCTTGCGATTTAATCACGTTTGGTTTAGTTGCCCTAATGTTGGAAGTAACGAGGGCGGTTTGCATGACTGGTATGCTAGCAACAAAGACCACGATGCCGCAAAAAAAATGGCTATATCTTGGAGCCCTTGGGTAACTCTCAAACAGAAAGGTGACAGGCTAGACATAAAGACAGACATTAAAGGATTCGCTAAACACTGCATGAGGAAAGTAGTTTGAAAAAAGTACAAATGCAAAAGAGGGAACATGACCGCAAGATTGGCGGCAGATGTGAATACATAGAGCCTAACATTAAAGATTCATGCTTCTTGTACGATGGCGATGAACTGGTTGGCGTATATATTAGTGATGTAAAGAAAATGTACCCTAAGTTAGCTAAAGTGATGGCAGTAGCTAATGCTGAGTTCCTATCTGATAACGTGCCTAAGACTTTGCTTGAACGTGCTGACGTAATGGCTAAGGTTAAAGCAGGAATGAGTAGAGCGGAAGCTAAGAAAGCAGGAACAGTACAATACAGTACAATCATTGGTAGCATACCGCCAAAACCCTTAATGAAGCGCGCATATCCGAATAGAAGCAGTGTTCACGCAGTTAAGTCCGCGCAGACCTTTATTAAAGCCATGCTAATCGCTGCGAAGGAAATGTCGGTGGTAATGGGTCAGTTATTGCCAGAACACCTTAAATCGCAATTAGAGGCTGTTTCAGAGGTAGATGATAAATGGATGTTTGGTGAGCTATTCACTAGCAGTATTAGCAACTTTAACATTGCGGCACCATTTCATAGAGACACAGCGAACATAAAGCAAACTTTAAACGCAATATACACTCACAGACATAACTCTGATGGCGGTAGTTTGTATGTGCCTGATTATGATGCTTGCTTTGAGATGCCAACAGAC